TTTCCAGTCAGATACAGTAAACTTAGAGCCTACATATTGCCGATGCGGTAATACGATCATGAAAGGCTCACCATGCCATATATGCGAGAAGCTCGATAATGCCAATCTATGAATTTGAGTTGCATGAACCGCATAATACTTGCAGGTTAGAAAGGTTATCATCCCCACCCAACACTCTTGGCACAATGTGATCTACTGTTAGCTTATCTTCAGAGCCACACATCTGGCAGCATCCATCTCGATTGATAATAGTCTGCCTAATCCTTCTCCATTGAGAGGTAGAGCCATTGTTCTTTAAGCTACTCAATGCCATCCCTTATCTATCCAATGCTTCCATGCCTTACATGGTAGACCATCGTAGCGGTGAGCAATGTATTTCATCCCATAGTTAATCTGTTCTATAGCTGATAAGTCTTTAATGATTGGGTTCTTTAATTGTGGAATCCCATAGACATAGCTTTTAGTAGGTGAATCTAAGTTACCGATTGCAGCTCTATTAAAAGCACTTTCTTTACCATACAGGCGTATCAGACATAATGCGCTTTTATCATCATAGTTAAATCGTATATAAGTCTTTGGATCAATGGTCTTGTGTGGCGCACTATCTGCGGGCGAAGCTCCGATAGATAGAGCTATCCCAATAGCGATGGCTACCAGGCAAGCTACGCCTTTCAGGCTTGCCCTGAGCCCTTGATGGGCTCTAGCCGTGAGAGTACCATACGTGTCAAGCTCATTTGTAAAAGCCCCGCTCAGAACGGCGTGTCGTTTCATGGCATCTCCATTTGCACAGCCTGTGGATAATTACTTTCCAAATGTGGATAACTTTCATTAGCACAGCAAGCAGCCAAGATGTATCTATCTCCCACTTGATTAGCCCCTATGGGCTTCATGCATGACCAACAGTAGAGCTTACCTGTTGTCGGTTGAATACCAGCCTGATCCTTTGAATACGACTCCGACATTGCTATACACCTTCTTCATCTCTGAGCCACATATAGGGCAATCGAATAAGTGAGCCTCGTTTATCTTGGCTTCCTTCTCATATCTAAGGTTGCTTTCGCACGCTTCATTAATGCACTCAAATTCATAGATTGGCATTATCGAGCTTCTCGCATATATGGCATGGTGAGCCTTTCATGATCGTATTACCGCATCGGCAATATGTAGGCTCTAAGTTTACTGTATCTGACTGGAAATCTGTGTAACCTGCCTTTATAAGTAGTTGCACCAAGTCACCAAACCGCATAAAAGCTAGGTAATCCTCCGCCGATTCACCTTGCCCATTCATGCGGCTCACCACGAACGGTAGCTCTTTGCCATCCGCCCGCTTGGTAGCTTGGCGCAACCACTCGAGAGGCTGGAAGGATGATCGTGCCTTTATCTCAACATCGAAAGGTACATTGAGAATATCCTTGCCAGCTCCCCGACCGACATTAGCGAATTGCCACCATTGGCGCAAGTAGTCGGCCACGACCCTTTCTGTCCTGAGCCCCCTATCCTTGCGATGGCGAGTCATTAGGCTTTACCTAAGCTAGTTATAGCGTGGCACTTTGGACATGACCAGGTATAGCCATTAAGGATATCCCCACCAGTCACCACGATATCTTCCATTGGAAATGGTTCATTGCATAAATGGCAAATAGTCGTAATCTCAGGATGAATTGGCGGTACTGAACCGACTGTGTTCATCATGGTTCTCATAATTGCTATCTCTTCATCGCTTGGAAACTTCTCCCAATCGCCATCTTGATTCATAAACTCTAAGCTACCCATATCACCACTTCTTCTCTTGAGGTTTCCATGTGCCATCGCTGGCAATCTCGTACCAAATAGGATCCATGCACTTACGGGCTGGAACGTTGGTGCAGGTAAAGTGACCCCACGCCTTGTTATTTTTGCCATTACCTGTACGCCATGCCATTGGCTTGCCGCACTTGCAATTAGGGATATCTCGCTCTGTCTGACCACCGATAATATCCTTGACCATCGCTACCGCTTCATCAACCGTACTGGCTGGCTTGGCTTCTCGAATAGTCCAGGGATCGTCTTCTTTTGCGATTGGTACATACTCCTTAGCCGTTTCAGCTAGGCGAGCTTTGGTTTCAGCAATGACCGCTTCTGTGTTGGCCTTTACCGCAACCTTAGTCATTTCTTCCCGACTAGCTCTCTTGCCCTTTGTCGCATATCCCGCGTTAGCCAAAGCGCGACCAATAGCAGATGTTTCACAATTCTCAAGCGCGCTCGTACTATTAACGCCTCGACCTTGTACCGTTTCTTCGGCAAGGCCAGTAGCCCATATAAGCTCGCTTCCGTCCTTATACAGTTCAGCCCTAACGATAAATTGCGAGCTTGTTCCAGAGATGAGTGTAGTGATAATGCGACCAGACTCATGGTCTTTCCAGAATTTGACCAGTCTTTCTTCGACCGTTTCATAATCATCTAGGTTAAATCCCATTCTTGTCGTTCATTTCTTTTAGTTTCCAACCCATAGATTTAAGCTCTCTCAAAATCTGCTCATTCTGATATACGATCACTTCTTGGTAAGCATCTCGGGCTAGTGCCGCTTCTTTCAATGCTTCTAATTCATCCCACTTAAACATAAAGCTCATCCTCCTGTGTATGTAGTGTTCCTGCAATGCTGGCATAACTGGCCATGTCTATATATGTATCAACTTTGCCTGATTCCATGCTTCTGGCAAGTTTGACCAATACCATACAGTTTGCAACCTGGTAGTCGTGGATTGGCATTTCAAGGTATGCAGACCAAAGTCGTGCGGTTCTTTGCATATTGTCTGATGGATGACCGTAGTCCATACCACGATCTTGAATGATTGCTTTTGCCTCTGTGAGGAAATCACCCGCGTTCACTTGCCCACCTGTAGGGTTTCGTAGTACTTGCGGACGGCTTTGCGGCCTTTAACGTATCCATCGTGATAGCCAGAGTAACGGCCTAGTGCAAATGCCAGGATACATACTCCCAGCGTAATCAATTGAGCTATTGTCATGTTGTTCTCCCTTAAGCCGTATCTCGGCTCTTGGGATAACTTTAACCTAGCTTACTGACTTGTCCACGATATTTTGATAACGGTTTGATAACGATTTGACTGGTGTCTTCATCCTCAAACTGTGGATTAGCGATTTCGGGCTCTGCCATATACCTTGCCCTCGACTACGAATGTGCCATCTTTCTCAATGTAGATTAGGTCAACCTGGACATTCTTGCCTTTGACGTGCATAATCGCAAAAGCCTGTTGCCAGTTAGCGGTGCCTTTGGTGTAGCTGGCTTGCCTAAAATCCATAAGATTGCCAACCTCTACGCCATGCAGGATACGCCCTAAACGCCCCCCAGAAGCCTCTGTGAAGCTTGAACGACCCGCTCTGTGAGTGTGACCCGAGATTATGTTCTTGCCATGCCTACGAGCCGCCTCAAGGGCTGATAAGCCGCCCTGTGGCTTTATCGGGGTATGGTCGCCATGAACGGCAACCCAATTAGGTGCCAGGGTGAGCGGGTTCTTGTGAAAGGTAATTCCTAGCTCGTCAAACTTCATAAACTTCTCAAAGCGAAGCTCTGGCAAAGATAGGAAGCTAGGCACCTTCTTCATGATTGTATTGTAAAGGCGGTCGGTATGATTGGATCGTATACAGTCCGTCACGCCAAGCTCCCAAAGCAGGTTTACGCATCTGTCGCGGTCTGCCGCTAGGGTCTGCTCATAGGCTAATGGAGTGCCTTCTGACCACTTGCTTATGGTCTGAAAGTCAATCTCGTCACCGATAGTTACTGTCTGGTCTGGCTTAAACTTGGTCAAGAATCGTGCAACATTCTGTACCACATGGACATCCTCGAAAGGAACCTGTAGGTCGGACAGAATTACGATTTTCTTCATTTAATCCTCATCGTCCTCATAGGGGATATTATCGATGCGATTGGGTAGGTTAGGGATAATCCAATCAGGAAAGGATTCACGATCTGATAGCAACCAAAAGGCATGAGTTTCGGTAAAGCCAGCTTTTCTTAGGCTTTTGTAATACTCATTTAACGCTATTGCATACGCATCTAGGGCGCTATAAGTGTCTAGGTCGATTACAGGTCGTTTCCTTGCCATAGCATTATTCTCCCTTATTAAGTAGCAATTCGTAGATTTTATCTACGCGTGTTTCCAATCTATTTACTTGGTCTTTTATTGAGCTACCGCTATTCGGCTTCAGCTCCGCTAAATAGTGAAGAATCACGAACCTCAGTAGTGCAGCAACACCACCCAGAACCGTCACAATCGCTACCGCAATAGCAGCGTAGTCCTGCAGACTCATTTTCTAGGGCTGGCATATCCGAATACACCTGCAACGATAGAGCCAAGTATCGAACGGTAGTCGAGAGCGAAATTAGATGTAGTTCCCCAGACGGCTAAAAATGCGCCAAAAGCTACAACGGCTGGATGTTTCATATTCATTCTGTGGCTCCTAGTAGTGGGATATTAAAGAACGAACCATCGATATCGCCCTTTGTAGTGAAACTGATGTGGCAATGCTTAGTGTGCGGATTGCTTCCAGAATACTTGCGCCAGCGCCAGCCCATGCGAGGGCTTGCAATCCTGTTGTCGAAGATGATATAGGCGATACGCTTTGATTTATCTCGCTTGGCGAAAAGACGAATCTGGTCAGCAATATCGGGCATGAGGTCGGGCTTTCCGCCCTTAATGACATCTCTATCCACATCGATTGCTCGAACATATGGGGGTGTAGATGACCAATCAGGATTGTGGTCGCTAGAACGCGTTGAATGGCGTGTATCGCCAATCCATCCATCTGAGCGCCTATCACGATCTGGGAAGGTGTCATCGAACTGTTCCCGCATTTGCTGGCCAGCTTTGCATAGTACTGGTTTCATGCCAATAGCAATGCTACTTCTTCAGGGGTCAAACCAAGTTTGGCAAATACCGCTTCTTTAGCCTTTTTATGCTCTTCAATTTCATTGGCCGCAATAGCGCGATTGGCTTTATCAATTTCAAACTGAGCTAATTCTTCCTCAGTCATATCTCTTACGATGTTTTCGTTTGTGAGAGCGTCTGCTTCTCCAATTTTATTAGCTGTTTGCGTAGCCATAGACTTTTACCTTTCCTGTAATGTTTCCTGATCCAGCAAGAATAGAGAAACCAGTATAGGCGCTGGAATCTGAGTGAGCACCGCGATATCCATCGAGCTCAATTGATGTGCCATTCTTGCGAGTACCTTGAGAATCAAAATATGTAGGCAAGGTCTTATTTGGATTAAAGACATACATATTGGTAGCACCACCACCAGATACGGCAGACATTCCGACCGCCATGCCACCAGTTTGGTTAGTAGATGTTGCCGCGAAAATGGTGCTTGAAAAAGCGGCTATACGAACATAATTATAGTTAGCGTTGGAATCAGCGCCAGATGCTCTCATTTTAACGAATAGGTTATCGTCTGCACTAGCTGAATCGATATTAATTTGTAGTAGATAATTATCGTATGTTGAGCTAAAACAGTTGTTTACAGATTGACCAGTAACCGCTGAAAAAGACTGAGTAGTGATAAGAGTTAAACCGCTAGAAGTTGTTGCGGGTGTAGCCCACTTTAATCCTGTTGCTGCTGATGAGTCAGCGGTAAGAACTGTGCCGTTAGCGCCTACAGCAAGGCGAGCTGGTGTATCTGCCGCTGTTGCAGAGATTAAATCACCTTTAGCGTCTACGATTGCGTTTTGAATAGCGTTTGAGTCATCCTGAGCTACCCATGAAAAATCAAGGTCTGTACCTGATGCCTTAGCCAATACCTGCCCTGTAGTACCACCTTTAAGATCTACTAGCGCGGTATCAATGTCTTGACCAAGTGCGGCAATAGCGGTTGCGCCATCCTTTACCAGGTCGGTGGATTGAGGAATATCCCATCCAAAGTTTGTGGTCGTGGTTGCCATTACGCTACTACTCCTATCGCTTCTAGCCAAGTTAGGCTGGTATTAATTGTGTTCCAAGTTTCCGCCGCATTTACTTGTTCCCATTTTACCGCAAGTTGGCTAAAGTTCACAGGAGATGCGTTGAAAGTTACGCTTAAATTATTCAGGCTTGCTCTGAATGTCCAACCCTCGATATAACCCTGGAATGAGCCACCTGTGATATTAGGCGGTAGGTTTTGAATCCAGACTGGCTGACCTAAGAATATATTAATGAGAGCATCTCGGTCGGCATCGTCTATCTCAGGGTTTCCAAGTACAAAAGTAATGCTTTGGAATTTAGGGTAAGGATTGGCTCGAAGCTCAATATACCGATCGGCTAAGGCTTCCGCATCTGCGGTATTTTTGATTCGAGAGGTGTATTGCTCAGCGTAAACGCCATAATTAGCCTGGCTTATTAGGTCGGTAGCGGTGTAAGTCTGGTTGCCGTTATTGTCGTAATTGATAGTAAAGCTATTACGTAAGTCGCCAGATCGGGTAGTAGCTGATAAGCCAATGCCGTTGGCATGGTTGGCATCTAAGGTCGTGTAGCCATTAGCGGCTAAATAATCTTGGCGGTGAGTCTGGTCTGCATAGCCGATATTGCCGTTTGCATCCTCATAGAGAACGCCAAAAGCTGAAGTAGCGATAGCGGTAGCCAATGAATAAAGATCGGTATTGCTAGCAGATCGTGAAATCATGTCGTAGTCACCAGGACGGTCAATATCGCCTAATCCAATGTTTACGGCGTTTTCCCATGTTTCAGTAGGGTTATATGTAGCCCAAGTCTGAGCCGCTGGTACATCGTTCCAAGTGCCTAGCAAGTAATTTGATAAAAGGGTGTAAATCTGATCTCCGTCAAAATCCTGGGAAAGTATGCCTTCATCAATAATCTTAGGAAGTTTAGCTAAAGCTCCAAGTGCTGTAATTGTGGCGACTGTGGTGTATCCCAAAGAACCAGCGCTATTGACCGTAATTGTAAAGTCTGATATTGACCCGCCAAATATAGGTATGTAAGCACCAACTGAGTTAGTAACCTCTACGGTAATACCAGAGCCGACATTAAAGTTATAAGTAGAATTATCAAAATTAAGCAGAGAAAGCTGGCAATAGCCCGCGACTGGTTGCTGATAAATATCTGTACGGCCTGATGTAATCGTTAGGTCGGCTATTGTGATATTAGATAGCTCGGTGCCATTGACGATAACCTTGTAATCGGGTGTGTAGGCGGTCATTAGAAGGCAAAACCTGCCGCGCCTAATGTGCCTCGAGCTTGAGATTTATTGAGCACATCTACAATTGTACGAGCGGTGCCTTCTGGATCTATAGCGCCATTGACAGTGATGTTAGTCTGGCTTGATGTCTGGCTGACCTTTGGCACGGTTGGTGAAGCCACTCTAGGAGCTGGTGTGGATACATTGTCGTTGCCACCAAAGAAACCAGACACGGCTGATGCGGCTGAACGGATGGCATTGATGATGCCAGTAATGCGCTCGTAGATATTGTTCAAGGTTGAAACGAATCCTGCAAAAGTGCTGATAACCCCAGAGATAATCTTGCCTAAAGCTGTAAAGGCCGCGCCTAGAACCTTGCCTAAGAACGGCGCTAGGAAATCTTTAGCAAAGTTATAAATAGCTACCATGAAATCATAGAATGGCTGAAGCTCTTCGTTATTCTCAGCGAGTGAATTCTTGACTGAATTAAAGGCATTGCGTAGACCATTAATGATTGGCTGGACTACCTTAATGACTGGCTGAAGCTTCTCGCCAAGATTGCTAGTAAAGTCAGATATGGCTGGTATAACCTGGTTTACAATGGTTTCAACCATAGGGGTAATGGCATCTAGAATAAATGCGCCTACGGTTTCCTTGCCTTCATCGAAAGCGATTTGTAGACGAGCCATCTTGCCAGCAAAGGTGTCTGCCTTGACTGAGGCTTGATTCTCAAAAGTATCTGCAAGTTTGGCGGTAATCTGATCCATGCTCATAGTCTTGAGCTGAGCCGATGTTAGCCCTATGCCTAACTTGGCAAGTGAAGCGGTGTTGCCTTCAGCTGCCTTTGCCATTGCATTGGTGACGGCCTCGAGCGACTTACCTGAACCCGCTGCAACATCGATTGCAACAGTCTGTAACTCCTGAGCCTTTTGTAAATCGCCAGTAGCTCTTGCAAGGCGTTCTAAGGATGGTCTGAGCTCGTCATCTGTAACCCCGAAGGCTAAAGATGTCTTGGTAATGTAATCCTCTGTAGCGGCTATCTGAGCCTCTGTAGCACCCGTTACATTGGTAAGGGTAAGTGCCAGCTTTTCTTGAGCGGCGGCATCTGCTATGGCTGACTTAACGCCATCGATTGCCAGCTTGCCAGCGTAGGCAACGGCGGCTGCTCCTGCGGCTGCAAAAGCTAAGCCAGCCTTCTTGCCAAAGTCAGAAACCTTATCGCCAAAGGTTGAAACGTCATTATCGGCCTTGTTAAGATTCTTAGTAAAGTTATCAACATCGGCAAGTAGCTTGAGCGTTAGCGCTCTGGTACCTGTAGCCATTATGTCCACTCCTTCAGAATCTTATCGAATGATGCTGTCCATCTAGCGACTATCTCAGGTTGAATCCTGCGAAGCGTTGGATAGATAAACCAGCCTCTAGATCCGCGACCTTCACGACCTGACCAGACTGGGAATTGCTTATATCTATTAGAACCGAATTCAGCACCGCCCCAAATGTCTTTGGTGGTTGCCCCACCTGAGAACTTCTGAGAAGCGAAGCCATAAGTAATCTCACCGATTCGGCTTGACTTCTTAACGCGAGCGCCTGAAGCAATACGATCATCTACCTTGTTACGGGTACGGCTTGCGCCCTTGATTACCTCAGCTTTTGCGTAATCCGCCAATGCTCCCGCTTGGCGTTTAGCTTCATCGTTGGCCTCAACGGACATTCCTTTAAGCGCCTTGAATACCTGGCGAAGCTCGCTCTGGTCTAGTGCTACTAGCTCACTTGCCACGATTTCTCTCTTCCAGTACCTCAATAGCGGTTAGGATGTCCTCACCTGTTCGCCAGTAATCCATAGGGATTTGAGTAGCGATTGCCAGCTCTACTAGGAGTCGGCTTACGCTTCCTCTTGCATGGCTTTTGGGCTTTCGTCACCAACCTCTACGTCAGCGACTGATTCCATCCACACATCTAGCGGCTTAACTGGCTTGCCACCTGCCTCACGCTTCATGGCGCTATGAGATACATAAAGAATATCCCACATGCCACCAAACTGAGAGATTACCTTTTTAGTGGTCATCTCCCATTTGGCGTAGTCTGGCGGGCGAACCTGATAAGTGGTTTCGGTTCCGTCTATATATTTAATTGTTATGTTCTGTTGCATTGTTTGCTCCCGTTTCTAGTTTTTAGCTAAAGGTTTCGACAACCTCGCCCTTTGCGATCTTAAATGTAAAGTCTACAGTCTGAGCATCTGTTCCAGCTCCACCTGCGGTTGGATATTCTGGAAGAATTGGGAAGACAAACTGAGCGCCTGTAACGGCGGTCATTGTGACTGAAATTGTGGTATCTGGTGTTTCAGCTGCAGCCCAGAGAGCCTCGCATACTGAGTTAGCCTTGCCCCAGTCAGCCAACATTGAAAGCGCAAATGTGCCTTCTACGTTAGTTGTCTTGTAAGCCTCTCCATCGAGAGTCTGGTATGTTTCACGAAGGTTTGTCTTGGTGAGGATTGCTGATGTAGCCTGAGCATCGATATCTGTTCCACCTGTGAAAGATAGAGAAATATCGCGACCTGTAATTACTGTGGTTGCCATGTTTATCCTTAGTTTGATTGGGTATAGTAGGTGGACACTCGGATATCGGCTACCAATACATTGGAAGGCCCGACTTGAGTTACCGTTGGTTTTTCAACCGCTCCGATCGTGTACCCCGAAGGGATTACTTTCAGAACACTTATTACGAGTTGCTCGAGATTGTCGAGCGATGCAGGGTTGGAGTTATAAGCAACCGCAACCGAGATGACGAGATTGACTTTAGTGTGAAGAGTGGTTTTGCCAAGTGTTTCAAGCTCAAGATAAGGTGAATCGGGTACTGTGACCACGAATGGCACCATTGGAGCTTCTGGCACATATGCGTAAACATTGCCAGCGACATTAGCAAAAGCATTGGCTAAAGGCTGGCGAACTGTGTCGAGAATTGTATTCGGCATTATTGCACCATTGAATCGGTGTCGATGTACGCCCCTAGTAATCCTGAAACGCGATTAAATAAACTACGGCCTAGACGATATGGGCTGACTTGAGTAAAGTCCACGCCCTCAATCTGACCACCAGGAGCGATGCGAGATTGGAATACCTCGACTGATACAGCAAGAACGGCTGACTCAACCGCGCTGACTCCAACATAAGTTGAAGCCCCAGATAGGGTCGCTAAACCTGACGGAATCACGTTGCGAGCCGTAATGTCGGCATTAGTGATGGCAGCGGTAAATAGGTTTTCGATTGAGTCTGAAATTGTAAAAGTACCATTGAAAGGGGAGCCGCAACCTGTGATCACTACGCTCTGACCCTCAGCAAAGTTATTATCGCCTAGCACGGTATATGTGGCGATATTGTCTTGCAATTCTACTTTAGAAATTGGTGATGCGTACTTGACCAGCATTGGCAAGATTACGGCCTCTGCGGTATCGATAACATCTGTTAAATAAGCATCGTTATAAAGGGATGTAGAAACGCCAAGAATCGACCTTAGCTCTGCGACTGTAACGATTGAAGCCATCTCTACATCCTCTCTATTAAACGACTGGGGGAGCGATCGGGAGCAACCGCCCCCCCATGATTAGTTGGTTACGCTACGTTGAGCTTACGGAAAGCAGCTGGGTAACGATTAACGACAGCTACGTATGCGTAGAGTCCAATCTCGACCTGGCCGTTTGCAACGACATTGGCGCGAAGCTCAATCTTGTTGCTCTCGTGGAAGCGCATTGCGTTTGATGGGTAAACGAGTGCATGCTTGGCGTTTGCATCGTCACCTGTGTAGTTAGCATCTACGACAAGTCCAAGACCTGCGACTGTGCCTGATGTTGAACCTTGTGATACGAGGCCGTTTGCGTTTGATGGTGAAGCGGCTGCGTAGAGTGGGCGACCTGTTGAATCAACCGCTGCAAGAAGACCTGCAAAGTCAATTCCGTCTTCTCCACCTGTGTTTGCAACGAGCAAACGGTTAGGTGTTGAGCGCATTACGCCGTATGAATCAGCAATACCCTTTGCGATAGAAGCATAGATTGTTGCTGCTGATGACTGTGTTGCGTTCTGTGCTGCAATCTGAGCTGCGTATGCATCTGTCTTGATTGCGTAGCTCTCAGCGAGCTCACGGAGATAGAGGTCAAGGAATCCTGGCTCTGAACGATCTAGGAGCTCGACATCGATGATTCCTGCACCTGCGAACTTAACAACTGTGTCTTCCTGGAAAGTAACAGTTGTGTCTGTTGATGAGAATTCTGCGCCTTCAGCTGTAAGAGCTACAGTTGCCTTTGTACCAAGCTTAGGTGTGAAAATCTTCATGCCTGATGCTGGTAGTGGAGCGCGCTCGATTGAATCGATGAATGGACGTGAATCGTTGATAACTCCGATTACATCGCGTAGGTAGTTAGGTGGAACCATACCTGTATTTTCAGCGACTGTTGCAACCTGAAGAGCTGCTACGAGATCGCGAGCATCTGCGTCACCGCGTGATGCCTGAATTTGTGCCATTGCGTACTGACCTGCTGTTACGTCAAGGTTTACGCGTGGAGCTGAGTAATGAACTGGAGCTGATGCGCTCACAGTTGTTGCTGGCTTTGAGGCTTCAACCGCTTCGGTTGTTGTTGCCTCTGAAACGGTTTCAGACACTAGGCCTTCTCCTTCGGGTAGTGGAACTTCCTCTGTTGGAACTTCCTCGGTATTTTCTGAAGCTGCTACGTCAGAAACGCGAGCAGAATCAATCGCTGGATCTGTGACCAGCGAAACTTCAATGAGCTTTGCAGCGGTAATGTGCATTACTCCTTCTTTGTTATCCCATGCATCGACTTTGACTCCTACTGAGAAGCCATCGCGCAAACCTGTTGATGCTTCAATTAATGCATCCTCACCAGCACTTGTGCGAGCTACATGGAATACGGCATCGATGCCTTCTGGTGTGATTTCATAGCTTTTGAGAGTACCAAGTGGCTTTGTGCGCTCATGCTCTAAGAGAAGCTTGGTCTTCTTGCCAAAGGCGATTGAGTTAGGCTCAAATACTGTTTCACCAGCTGATGTATAACCCTTTTCGCCCCAGGTTACGACACGGCCTGTAATCTCGCGCTTGTCGCTATCGGCTGCGACTACGTTCATTGAAAAATTAATTTCCATTGTCGATTAGATCCTCTTCTTCTTGAATTTGCTCTACGGACATTGCACCAATGCGATTAAGAATCTCGTAAACCTGAGCTCTTTGTAGGGCATCTGTGCGAAGGAACTCATCGAGTGAAAAGCGAACTTCTTCTCTTGATGATACAAAATCTGGCATTGATAGACGTTGCTCAATAGCGGTAAGGATTGGCTTCATTGAGAAATCGATAAGTGAACGGCGCTCTGATACTGAGTTGCTATAAGTCATGCTAGTCATCTCAGCGCTTACGAAATAGGCAGGAAGGTTGCAAGCGCGAGCCAATTCCAATGCTACATATTGGCGAGCCTCATTGAGTTGTAGTTTAGCTGGATCGATGCCCAACGCTTGCAATTCAACATCTGCATTTAGGAAAGCGGTTGATTTAGTAAGTCGAGCGGTACGCCATGACTCTAAGAGCTTTGAAATACGCTCTGCAGGAAGGTTAGTGCCGTTTGACTTGAGAACTTGTAGTGGTACTGGCTCTTTAGCAAAAGTTTCTGCAGCTTGCTCTAAAGCATGAGCCGCTCTGATTGTGCGACCTGCACGGTTAAGAATTCCTTCGTCCATTCCGTAGAATACGACAAGAGAGCCGACTCCCTGGTTTGGCACGTTAGCGCCATCTACCTGGTAGCCGATAATTTCTGTTTGGTTGCTATTGAGCTGACGGAATACGCGCTCTGGATCAACGCGAGTCCATGAACGGACTCTGCCTGTGTCGCCGTATTGCTCTAATACTTGTCCATAAGCTACGCCATGAAATAGTAAGTCTTCTGCAATCCATGCATAGATAGCTGAACCTGGAACGCGTGGGTCTGGGCGATTAATTACATCTGGTGTTGCAATATGTGAGCCATCCATCTTTGAGTAAATCTCAAGTGGTAGGCCAGCAAGTGTTGAGCAGATGATATTGCGAGCGCGGGCGATTGTTGGTACGGCCATCGCGGTTGCGCGGGAAGCTACTGATTGAGTAACTAGAAATTGATTGTAAGCGCCCATGTTGTTAAATGGCGCAGGAGCAGAAGCCGCATCTACAGTTAGCTCAGCTACTGGTTTGGCTTGCCCGAAGATATCCCGAATTCCCATTGGACATATTATACACTAACTGTCCAACATTTAGACATTATCCTATCTGAATGTCTACTTCTGATTCAGCGCGTGTCGCAAAGTGTGTAACCATTGCAGCGGCTACGGCGCCACACACAATACCTGAAGCTTTACGCCCCATGACCCAACCGCCATCGCCTCGAGTAAGTTTGACGGCACTTAGCACTTGCTTGGTCAGCTCTTCTTGATCTGAATGCTGAAGGCGCATAGATGAAACGGCAGATACGAACTCATCGCATGCCTGTTGATAATCCTGCCCGCCAATTTCGTACATTGGGATACCAGCTGGCGCAAGCCTTGATGCTACGGCGCTTGCCGTGCTCTTACTGTAGGCCACCTGATTGACTGGGAACTTGCGAACCCAAAAGGCTATGTCGTTTGCCATCTCTTTATCATCCAGGTTTACAGGGTTGAACCAAGTGTGAAGCAAAGTGACCATGAACTTATCGCCATCGAGTCTTTGACCAGCTACGAGCGAGCCATGCTTACGATCTGGTGAAAGGTCAATAGCCATCCAGGTATCTACCTCGTCATTAAGCGGTGGCACGTCAGCCTTGCACTTCTTCCACTCAGCTTCTGAAATGACTGGATTAATCATCGACACGAATTGGCAAAGGACTTCAGTTCTAAATATGTCCTCGCGATCTGATAGCGAATCTTTAATGTTGTCCTCATGGACTGTCCAGCCTAAAGATGGGTTGCTCTGGTACCAAGCATCTTTGTCGGTGATATCTGCTCCTGGCTCAGCACTCCACTCGAACCAGCCAATCGAATCGTCTGCCCCTTCTGATGCGGCAAGGCCACGCTCTCTAAACTTAAGCAGGAGCACGGAATTGGCATGACCAGCATTTGAGTAGACATAACTTTGAGGATTCGGATTACTCATCTGAGTAAAGCGCATGGATGACCAGACATCTTCGGTATCGAACTCTCGGAGCTCGTCAATATGGATTACGTCAGGCGCTGCAATACCTCGAGCGGCACTATTGCCAGCACGGATAAGGTATCGAGCCCCATTCTTGAATCGAATCTCCTGCGATCCTTTAGATTCGTACTTTTTGGCAAAGTTATCCATAAGTAGCTCAGAGTTATCTATCATCTGGCTTACCTTATAAAAGATTTCACTCGATGTGGTTAGCTTGTGAGCCGTAGCCAGGTGCATCTTCTCGTCTAGACGGTAGATACCAAACAGGATTCTAAGCGCCATGAAGGTTGATTTGCCCTGCTGGCGTGGGAGCATAATTCCAATCAAAGGGTGTAACCAGCGCCCGTCTGGCTTGTAGCGAAGGCAATCTCTAGCCAAGTCTTCCTGCCAGGGTAGCAATGGAAAGCCAATATCTTTGCAGAATTGAATCATCTCATCGCCTCTGGTGGGTAAATCACTAGGCTTGGAGCGGATTCTAGGGGTTTGGGAGCCTTTACGCGGTTCTACTACCCCTTCCTCAGCCCGTAGGAGCCCGTTTGAGCCTGTTTGAGCCGTCATGCTA